GGCGCCGGCCGAGGCGCCCTACGCGGCGATAGCCCCCCCCTTCGCGTCTCATTTGTCGTCCACCCCGCCGATGACTGCGAGGATGATCCACATCAGTGCGATGAATCCGGCGAGGTAGGAGAGGATGGTGGTGGTGGTCATGCCGACTGCTTCCTATGCTATGGGCTGCGCGGTTTTGCGCCATGCTGCGGTGCAGCCATCAACATCCACTGGCTCTGGCACCTTGCCGCCACCCTTCTCGATGTGCCTGCGGTTGTCGCATGTTGGGCAGAGCGTGCGCAGGTTCCCGATGACCATCGCCAGTTCTGGATGCGTGCTCACTGGCTTGATGTGGTCCACCCTGGACTGTCGCCAGCCACGCACCGAGCGCCCGCAGACCACGCACTGGTAGCGGTCACGGACCAGGACCTTGCAGCGTAGAGCGCGCCACTCGGGTGTATGGTAGAGCGAGCGCATCAGCACTTACGGAACTGTTCTGAAAGGATCTTCGGCACTGTACAGTCCCAATCTATTACATGATGTAAGCGTTTTGTCCTCATTCCCATTTCAAATATCTTTACTGATGATGGGCAGTACATGATTGAATAGAATGTTTTAACGTATGTCCCGCAGTCTAGATATAGTTCAGTCATTCCGCCCTGCGATGATTGTGTTTGTTTCTGAATTATTGACACTTGGAGTATCGTCAAAAACAATTGTCCTCTTCGCCCTCCGCATGTATAAGTATTCACATCTTCGTTGATGCGACCAAAGAAATTAAATCTCCTGGATGTACTACATATAAACGTATTCATGGCCTTGCGTTTAGCGCCAATCGTATACGCTTGAGTTGAGTCTTTTCCCCCTATATAGTCTCCTCCTTGTCCAATCGCTATAGAATCAGCATCGAATGCTTCGTAGAATTCCAGCAGACTGAGAAAAACACTGTCGATATTCCTTATCTCTTGGTCTGAGTATGACTTAGCGGCATTGAATTTATAGCGAAACGAACTGTAATCATCATCAAGTTCAATAAAATACTTACATCCAACCTGTTCTGCCAGGTCAAAACATGCATTGCGCCCATAGATAATCGCCCTCCTGTCGTTGAAGTTGTCACCCTCATCGAACGTTTCTGCGATAGCGGCCTTGGAAAACGTCAGCACTTTATCGCCAAACATAGCGCGATATTGATCTAGTGTTTCATCCTCATCATCGCAGACGATAAAAATTTTCCCTGTGTATCCGCTTCTTTGCAGTGCAGTAAATGTAACCACGCGGTCTGGGCGCCCGTGGGTAATAATGAATGCACAGAAGTCGTCACGCATCAGGGTAGTCCTTAGAATATTGCTCACATATCTCTTCCGAGAGTTTTGTGAATCCGTACTCAATTGCTTTATTGAAATCAATGATAACCAGAGCCGATCTTTCCATAAGGTTCTGGATTATAGAATCCGAATGAGCGTAGTAGTTTGCGATGCATGCGAAATTCAGTATGGTGTGACGTTCTGCTGCGACACGCAGAAACTGCCTTATTTCTTCTGGTATATCTGCTGCATCAATTTCTTCGCAGAGTGTTCGTGTTTTCTTATCATCGTATAGGTCTTGGAGTTCAGGTTTCGGACCTGTTGGCTGGTAGATTGGTGCCACCACCTTTCTGGTGTAGATGCTTTCATCATCAGGACCGGACATCGGCTGTCCGTCAAATAGCCGTTCCAATTCTTCTGGGTCCAGTCCGGTCAACCCAAGGTCGAAATGCTCGATCCGCAGTGCTGACAGTTCCAGTGCAAGTAGTTCTTCGTCCCACCCTGAATTGAGTGCCAGCTTGTTATCCGCAATCACATATGCGCGGCGCTGTACATCGGTCAAATGTCCAAGGCGGATGCACGGCACTTCCGTTATACTCAGCTTTCTAGCTGCTAGTACGCGTCCATGACCCGCGATGATCCCGTCCTGTGCGTCGATCAGCACCGGGTTACAAAATCCGAACTCGCGGATGCTTCCGGCAATCTGCGCCACCTGAGCATCGCTGTGGGTTCTGGCGTTGCGGGCGTATGGGATCAACTGCTCAACTGCCAACCGCTCGATGATCAATCCCGCCGTTTCAGCTATCGTTTTCATTTACTCGCGTCCTCGTTGTTTGTTCCAGTTTGGGCGCAAGTATCCGAAGTCGCGCGGCTCGGTTACTGGCTTAGTTTCCCCGCAGATTCCGCATGTACCTGTGTGGACGGTACAGCAGACGCGGTTTTCTATGCCGTTGCCGTAGCGCATACCGCAGTCGAAGCATACCCATGCTGGATAGTCTGGTCGATTCATGTCCGGAAGGGCCTCGCTCCGAACAGCGGACACCCGCTGGCCGTACAGGCACGGATGTCTTGCACGATCCCTGGCGGGCGTTCCTTGCCTTCTTCCCAGCCCATGCACTGGTGGCAGAACGCCACGATGCGGCGATGTGCGGTCGGGTTGGCACGCAGTTTCTCCCATGGAGTTTTAGTCGGCTGGGGTTCGATCTCCCCAGCGTCCAGTCTGCGCCGATACTCACGCAGTGCGTCCATGCCCGGTGTCTTGGTCGTTTCCACAGTCTTTTCTCCGCGTCTCCAGGGTCTAGAACGCTACGCCGAGGCCCGGCAAGGGTAGGGTAGCGGGTCGCCCTGCCGAGGCCGAATCCAGGCCCGTTTGCACGTCCTCGATGCAGCGCGCCAGGATGGCCACGCCGCCCGCCGCGGCGACCTCGCGCAGAAAGTCGCGCTGCAGAAGTGACAGGGTTCCGGTTTTCGACTTGACCTCGATGGCCAAAAATCTCCCATCCGCCATCTGCCCGAGGATGTCGGAGCATCCAGGAAAGCCGTAGCGCACAAAGCGCCGCACTGTCTTCCCTGCCGCGTTGACCGACTCGGCGGTGTGCGCGCCCGTGTTGATGCGCTGCGCCCATGCGACGCGGCGGTCCATTGCCAGATAGCGCAGGATGGCGTCCTGGACGGTGTGCTCTAGCGGCTCTTGGCGGCGGAGCCTCAGGCGGCTGGCGGGTGGGCTCACAGCCAATCCTCCGCGAAGGTATCCGCCTCAACGCTCGCATCCTCGGCCTCGTCGCTGCCTGGCTCGTACTGGAAGCCATCGCAGGCAACGCCGACATCAGGCCACAGCGGCCGGTGCTCTGCGCAGCCATCGGGTCGGGTGTGTGAGCAGCTTTGGCAGGTCATGAAACAGTCCTCCGGCCTCAGAAGGGAATGTCGTCGTCGAACGGCAACGCACCGCCGCCAGCCGCCTGAGAGCCCCTAGAAGGCACGTTACCACCCGTCCCGTTGTCCCGGCCTTTGCCGCCATCGTCACCCGCCTTCCTGCCGCTCTGAAGTGCCACCTCGCGCACCACGAGGTCCTGAGCGACGCGCGTTTCTCCTCCCGCCTCGTACAGCCGCGGTGGCGCCAGGTCGCCTACGACGGTGATCGGATCGCCTTTGCGCAGGTAGGGTGCAAGCTTTACGCCGCGGTCGCCGAAGAGCGCGCACGAGATCCAGTGGGTTTTCTTGCGGTCGCCCCAGCCGGTATCCGAGGCGATGCGGAAGCTGCACAGCTCGGTGCCGCCCTGGGTGGTCTTCATCTCGGCATCGGCAGCCAGGCGTCCGGCGAAGGTGCAACTGTTCAAGATTTCACTCCCAGGGTAGTCATGATGCGATCCAGTTCGCGTCGAGCGGTATCGCGGCGGTCCTGCCAGGTGCCTGCCTGCAATGCCGGCCGCTCGTTGTCGCGCATCAGCCGAGCCGCCGCGCGTTGCTCTGCCGTAGCGCCGCCGGTGGCGAGCTTGCGGAACTCGGCAATGGTCGGCGGCCAGGTACACTCGCGGCGAGCGGCCTCGATCCCAGCGGCAATCTCTTCGCCCGTCAGGCCGGCCAGGCCTAGGGCCCACTCGTTGGCGTAATCGGCAGGCGACACGTCAGCCATGCTCAGCGCCCAGAGCTTCGGCCAGATGCGCGAAAAGCGCAGAAACAGTGCGTCAATCCACGCACTGGAAATGCGCTCTGGCCCTGGCCTCGATCTCGGCGTTGATTCTGGCGCATCGGTCGTGAGTAGGTTCGCGATGGGTTGCATGGGTGGCTCCGTTCAGTTTCGGCGGGAAAAGTCCCGTCCAGTGGTTTGCGATGCTTGCGTCGACACATTGGCGCTGCTGTGCTTGGGTCAGCACGACGAGCACCTTGGCGTTCTTGTCCCGGCTCAGGCCGGTGAGTGGTTTGCGGATCTCGCGGCGGTGGGTCTCGAAGTCGGCCCAGACGGTCGGGTCGATTTCTGCGGGTGGCGTCCAGACTGCGGGTCTCGGCGCCTTGGCCGGCGCGGGTTTCGAGCAAGGGGGTAGGGGGTTATCTTCCCTTGGTTGATTCTTGATAGGTTCATTGATAGGTTCGGGTACCAATTTTGGTAGGGGTAGGGGTACCAATTTTGGTAGGGGTGGGGTACCAGATTTGGTAGGGGTACCGTTTTTGGTAGGGGTACCAGATTTGGTAGGGGTATCCTCGCGCCCTGCGAAGCCGATCAGCCGGTAGATGGGCACCTTCCCAGGGTCCGCCTTTCTGGCCACAAGCCCGAGGTCCATGAGGTGGTCCAGACAGGCGCGGATGGTCTTGATGTCCAGCTCCGTGTCCTTGTGTAACCTCGGCAAGCTTGGGTAGGACGTGTGGTCCTCGCCTGCTCGGTCGGCCAGCGAGAGCAACACCAACTTTGCCGCTGAGCGTCCCACCATCTGCATCCATGCCCACCGTGTTGCGTCTAGGCTCATTTCTTCTCCGCCTTCCGCTGCCTGCGCACACGGAACACTGTCTCGACGTGGGACTGGACACTGTGGCGCAGGGCCGCGGGACACTGCGCTAAACGCTCGCGGCGCTCGGCTGCCGTAGCACCCGCGGTGACGTAGGCATTCCAACACCCTCCTGGTGCGCCTGAATGTGGACATGGCGTAGTTTCCACTCACTCGCTCGACGGTTGCCTGTGCGTGTGGACGTTGCCGCCGCCAAATCTAGATCCCATCGGCCCGGTGATCTCGAAGACCAGGCCCCACTGCGGGTGCTGGATGCTGATGCCTTGGATGATCGTTGGCACCGGCTTCACGTTGCCGATGTAGCACTCGCGGCACTGGTGGCGTTTTTCCTTCACCAGCTTGGTGAGCGTGACCTGTTTCTCTATCGTCTCGGTGCCGCAGCATTCCCACCGCACGCGGTAGATACGCCGGCCGCTGATGTCACGCTCAGGAAGGCACTCCAAAACGGTAACCGCACCTATACGCCGTCCGGTGTGATCTCTGGCTTCGCTCATGCTCAAAATCCCATCCCAGCGAGGCGCTCTAGCGTTTCCTTCCTGGATGCGCACGGGAAGCACAATCCGAATTGGCGGCGGTGGAAATCCAATAGCTCTCCGCACTCTCGGCAGTGGAATGAAACCGATGGCGGCTTTATTCCGCGAGCGGCCGATGCAATAGCCTCAAGCTCGGCCTCGATCACGATCCCAGCGCGGTCTGCGTCATCCACGATCTTGCCTCCTCCTCCAATTGAAAATCCTTCCGCGAAGCCATAGAAACGCGCCGCTGTAAGGCATTTGACGCGGCCACCAGGGCGGCATCTGGTGGTCATCGCGTGACTTTTTCCGCTAGGCCATGTGTTCATTATTCGTCCTCCTCCAGTTCTGGCCCAACAGGCAGTGGCATCCAGTGCGTTATCTCTCCCTCGCGCACAGCGACAGCCGAATAAGCGGCCCAGTTGTCGATCTGTTCGTACCAGTCTTCAGGCCAATAATAGGTGTCGTCGGATTCGTTATAGACACCGATTTCATCCAGGTCGTCTGCGGCTTCCTCTGAGTTTTCCGCTACCCACGCAGCCCGGATGATGCGTTCCATGCCGCTACGGTTCTTGTAGAACGCCAAGACAATCCGACCGGACTGCGGCATGGCGACCTTTGCGCTGATCCATACACCCGTGTTCCACTCGCTCATTCCGAATCCTCCTGTTCAGTCCAATAGCTCTCCGCATTCTCGGCAGTGGAATGCCACCGGTGGCGGCTTTATTCCACGAGCGGCCGAAGTAATAGCCTCAAGCTCGGCCTCGATCACGATTCCAGCACGATCTGCGTCATCCACCAGCTTGCCTCCTCTTCCAATTGAAAATCCTGCCGCGAAGCCATAGAAACGCACCGCGGTAACGCATTGGACGAGGCCACCAGGGCGGCATCTGGTGGTCTTCGCGCTCGCCTCCGCAGGCGAACCAGGCGATTGTTTCAGCGGCCATGATCCTAAAGTTGCAGCAAGCCAGAAAGGTGCTTAATCACATCCATGGCCTTTGCTTGAACCGCCTCGGATGACTCACCTCTGTCTGGATGTACGGCTTGACGCAGGATTTTAAGCCCGGTTTTGAAATCAAACCCGTTCATACGCTTGTTAATCAGGTCTTCGTAGAACTGGCGCTTTTGTGCGGTCTCTTCCATAAGCGCGGATACCCGCTTTCGTTCTTTCTCAAGCTGCTGTTTCACCGCTTTAAGCTCCTTCGTGATGGCGTCGTGCGCCTGGTTTTGAAGTCGCTCAAGCTCAACCTTTACCTTTTTCTTTGCCAGAATTTCAACCTGTTTCTTGGTTGTCTCGCTAGCAAACTCCTCCATCTTGTCGATCTCTTCACGCTGAACGGCAATCTGCTTATCGCTCGTTCTCGTCGGAACCTTCGGCAACAAAGCCAGTGCCCCACGCATAGAGTCCGGCCTGTGCTCCTCGATCAGATCCCGGTGCAAGGCCAGGCGCATGAGGCGACGCACCGTGCGATCACCGATACTCAAAACGGACACACGTGTCCGAAATTCCCCGTGTGGCGTTTCCAGTTTCTTCTGCACCAGTTCGTCGCCTACATCAAGCGCGGCCTGAACTGCCTGAAATCCCATCTGCTGCGCGCGGTCCCACTTCTCACCAATCTCTTCCCACGTACACATAATTGTCGCCTCCGGTCGGGTCATCCTTGACCCATTGGTTAGACCTACTCGGCCGGCTTGTGCTCCAGCGCCAAACGAGTGAGCTTCTGGTTACGGATCACGTAATACGCTTCCGATCCCGCAGCAATGGCTTTGAGCCGCTTGTTTACGGCGCGGGTAACGTATTGGGTGATTTCCGATGGCGTGAAACCCATCCTCGCAAGCGCCTGGCCATTGGTGGCGTCTACCCGTTCTGCAATGCGCATGACGTTAACGCGCCTGTCGAACTCCGGGTCTTTCTCCATCGCAATGACCTTAAGCACAGGCTCTTCAACTTCTTTGTAGTGCGCGGGCCACCACGTATAATTAAAGAACCGGCCTTTGTCAGACTGGGGAAGCTCAATCGGCGATGCTTTCAACGCGGATGTGAGGGCCCCAATGTCGGGCATCAAAAAGTCAGGCATTACCCTTTCCTCTTCCAATGCAGCAAAGCCGTTGCTGCGCCGGATTACCGGAATTTCCGGTCAATCTAAATTTCCCCCTCCGCTGGCAGCCAACCTCTCGGTGATTTCATCCTCCAGCGTTCGTGCCGGGCGTTTCACCGCGGGCTTGGCCTTGGCCTGGAACACGGCGCACGGTCTCTCATCATCGCGCGAAACCAGGAGTCGGCTCGGTAGATACGCACTATTCCACGCGCTGATCATGGCCTTCGGAAGTACCGGCCACACAATTAAATAGGTGCACCGTCCGGCTGCACTCGTCAGCACCCGACCAGTATCCGGGTTGCGGGTTGGCTCGTACCAGCGACAGTCGCCACAGCGGGTTAGTGACATGCTTTTTCCGCCAGACATACAAAAAAAAGACCCCGAGCCGACGAACAGGAAGAATCGGCAGGGGCCAAAGTGCCACTCTGGCACAGGAGAGACGACCAGGAATGGGTCGTGATCATGCTACCTTGCGCTCGCAGGATGTCAGGGCCGCGTCGAGTGCTTTTAGCGAATCCGCCCGCGGGTTGTCCATGACGCCGTTCGCAAATTTCGACACCCATGAGGCCGACAGGACCCCTCCTGTGCGCTCAGCGAGCTGGTCGCGGGTCAAGGGACAGTCGCTCAGGCGGCTGCGGAGTTCTTCGATATATTGGCGGATGTCCATGCGGTGACTTTAGCACCAAACTGCCAAGCAAGGAAGGCGGGACACGAAAAAAAATCGCACAATAATGCTAGAAATGTTTCTAACCTAGCACTATAATCTTAATGTCACCTACCAGACCGGCTCGCCCCCACCGCAACGGGGGCATCCTTAACCTAGACCGACAGGAGATACCCATGAACACCACCGCCCACATGGCCGAGCGCGCCCTCGACCGCTACACCCACCAGCTCGCCGAGGAGGAGCGCGTCCAGGCAGCACTGGACCGCGCCTTCCGTCTTGAAGAGGCCAGACTGCTTGGCCTTACGGTCGCCGAACTGCTCGGCGAGCAGGACACCATCAAGGTCCGGGTCCGTGACGTGGCCTCGGAGCGTAGCATCTCTGGTGCCGGAGACGGCATGGGCTGCACCCTGGATCTGCGCGCCGTGATCGGCCTGATCGCCGAGCGTAACGCGGCCGAAGATACCAAGGTGGCCGACTGGCAGCGCCGCTGGGGGGATATGTAATGACCCACTTGGAGCGAGTCGCCATCAGGCGCGCCCTTGAGACCGCGGATTTCTCCCGGAGTCCAGGACTCTACAATCGGATGCGCCAGAGTCTCCACCACAGCTATGACCGGACCCTGATGATGGCGGCGGTCTTCGGTCTTGGCATCTGGATTCTCATCGCCTGGACGATCTTTGGATAGCACCATGAATCCAATCGACATCGAAATCCTGACATCTCTAGCCGCCGCCGAGGCGGCTATGTCATCTACCGAACTGGTAGACCACTGCGGGTCAGCACCCGACAGGCAGGCCATCAGCCGGCGACTCTATACACTGTGTTCATCCGGTGCGGTGGTGCATGCCGGAGACAAGCCGCGCGTCGGCAGCGCGCCAGCAGCGAAGACCTACCGCATCGGAGAAGCAGGTATCGCCTTGCTCACAACATATGCGCAGTCGATACGCGATACGCCTTGCATCGAAGTGCCAGAGGCCGATTCTGAGCCATCGATGCCGGCCGAGGATGCACCTGAGCCACAGAACGAAACGGAACCGGCTCTGATGCACGATTATTCCGTTGCGATCCCAGACGACCGCACCGACGAGGCCCTGGCCGTGCTACTCGACGAGACCGACGAGGCGGTGCTTACCTATGCCGACCGCCAGCTTGCCGGCGATGCCTTCTGGCGGCGGCTGCGGCGGATGCAGGAGGCCGCGCTGGATGCACTGACCACATATCGCGGAGCACAACATGAGTAACGATCTGATTCCCGTCGCCGATGTCGAGCGCATGGCGCGCGCCATTGCTGCGAGCAAGCTGTTCGGCGTCCAGTCGCCAGACCAGGCCATGGCCCTGATGTTGATCGCACAGGCCGAGGGCCGTCACCCTGCCATTGCCGCCCGGGACTACCACATCATCCAGGGCCGACCTGCCCTCAAGGCGGACGCCATCCTGGCCCGCTTCCAGGAATCGGGCGGGCGGGTGGAATGGCACAAGTACGCGGCCGACGGAGTCGAGGCGACCTTCACGCACCCGCAGGGCGGAAGCCTGCGCATCGGATGGACGATGGCCGATGCCAGGTCCGCGGGGCTCGGTAGCAAGGATGTCTGGAAGCAATACCCGCGCGCCATGCTGCGGGCACGGGTTATCAGCGAGGCAGTGCGCACGGTTTACCCTGCGGTGCTGTGCGGTTTCTTCACGCCGGAGGAGGTTGGCGATTTCGACACCAGGCCGGGATCTGCCGGCGCCGTTGTCCGGGACATGGGCTTGGCTGAGATCGTGCGCGAGTCGCAGACCGAGCTCAGCGTAGATCATGGCTTGTCGATTGATGACGTGCGCCAGGCGGTACGCGATGCCGTGGCGCGCGTCGGCAGGCAGGAAGTCATCGCTCAGCTTGCATCACTTGGGTATACCAAGGCAGAGGAAATTCCAGGAGAGCGGCGACCCGATGTGGTCGCGATGCTCAACGGACTGACGGTGCCGGAGGCGGCATGAAAGAGCAGAACTACAACGAGTTTTTGCACAAAAAGGCAAACGTCGGCAGTGCGCACGGATTCGCTCCGACCTACATGCCAGCTGCGCTGTTCGGATTTCAATCCGCCCTGGTCGATTGGTCGGTCCGGCAAGGCAGATCTGCAATTTTCGCGGATTGTGGCATGGGCAAGACCATCATGCTATTGGTGTGGGCTCAGAATGTCGTTGAGCACACTAATGGCAAGGTCTTGGTGTTGACGCCATTGGCCGTGTCTGCCCAAATGATTCGCGAGGCGGAAAAGTTCGGCATCGCGGCGAAGCGTTCGCGTGACGGATCGGCCGGACCCGGGATCACCATAACCAATTACGAGCGGTTGCATCTATTCAATGCGGCCGATTTTTCCGGCGTGGTCTGCGATGAGAGCAGCATACTTAAGAGCTTTGACGGATCAAGGCGAAACGAGATAACGGCTTTCATGCGCAAGACGCCATACCGGCTACTGGATACGGCGACGGCAGCGCCGAACGATTACCTGGAACTTGGCACCAGCTCGGAGGCATTAGGGAATATCGGGCATATGGATATGCTCAATCGGTTTTTCAAGAATGATCAGAACAATAGCGCAACCGGGCGACGCTACGGTGAACAGGTAAAGTGGCGATTCAAGGGTCATGCCGAGCTACCGTTTTGGCGCTGGGTCACGTCATGGGCAAGGGCTTTGCGGAAGCCGTCTGACCTTGGCTTTGAGGATGCTGATTTTATACTTCCAGATCTGCTAGAACAGACCACACTAGTTGAATCAAAAAGCGTGGCCGACGGGTTCCTTTTTGCTCTTCCGGCTGTCGGGCTGAAAGAGCAGCGCGAGGAACAGCGCAGAACCATTGCTGAGCGATGCGAGACTGCCGCGGAGATGGTTGCAAATACTGGAAAGCCGGCGATGATCTGGTGTCATTTCAACGCGGAAGGCGACTTGTTAGAGCGCTTAATTCCAGACGCAGTGCAGATTAGCGGAAAAGAATCCGATGACGATAAAGAGCAAAAGTTTATGGCATTCTCTGATGGTTCGGCGCGCGTCTGTATTACGAAGCCGAAGATCGGGGCGTGGGGTTTGAACTTTCAACACTGCGCGCATGTCGTCTATTTCCCATCGCACAGCTTTGAGTCCTATTACCAGGCGGTGCGACGGTGTTGGCGATTTGGGCAAAAAAGCCCCGTCCATGTTGACGTGATCACAACAGAGGGCGGCAAGGCAATCCTCGCCAATTTGCAGCGCAAGGCGGAATCGGCCGCGCGCATGTTCGACAATCTCGTTGCGGAAATGAATCATGCCCAAGCAATCAGGATTCATCACAAAACAACTAACCTAGAGATACCGTTATGGCTATCCAAGACCAACTAATCACAGATCAGTATGCGCTATACAATGGAGACTGCATCGAGGCCATGCAGCAACTTCCAGATCGCAGCATTCACCTATCGGTCTATTCGCCACCATTCGGCGGTCCGCGCGGCGGACTGTACCACTACAGCAGTGACGATGCGGACCTGAGTAACTGCTCAACATACGAGTCACTGCTAGAGCATTACGCCTATGTCATTGAACAGTTGGCGCGAATTACCGTACCTGGACGGATGTCCTGCGTGCATTGCATGGACGTGCCGAGCGCAAACAGCGGAAAAGATTACATGATTGATTATCCTGGAGATATTATCCGGCTACACGAGCGCCTGGGATTTAAGTACGCCGGCCGCCATGCGATATGGAAGGAGCCGTTGACTGTGCGCAATCGCACTATGACGCATGCTTTAGCTCATCGCACCATCGTTGAAGACTCCAACTGGGCCACCGTCGCTAGTGCCGATTACCTGCTGTTGATGCGCCGTGTCGGTGACAATCCAATAGCTGTTGCGCACCCAGTAGGTCTAACCGAGTATCATGGCGAACGCCGTCCTCCGAATGAATTGTTAGCCTACCGCGGATGGACCGGCAAGCAGACCGAGAATAGGTTGTCGCACTGGATATGGCGGCAGTATGCGAGTGCATTCTGGGATGACATTCGACTGGACCGCGTACTGCCGTTCAAGCCCGGTAAAGATCAGGACGACGAGAAGCATGTTCATCCGCTTCAGCTCGATGTGATCGCCCGCTGCGTAGAGTTGCGCAGCAATCCCGGCGAAACAGTGCTCACGCCGTTTATGGGCGTTGGGTCTGAAGCCTATACCGCGATCCAAATGGGTCGGAGGGCAATCGGAATCGAACTAAAGCCGAGCTACTATCGTCAGTCTATTCGGAACATTGAAAGCCTGGCCGCAGGTCGGCAACCTGGCGATCACAACGACTTATTTGGAGACCTTGCCGCGTGACTTCCGGACTCATGGCTCTTGGCGCAACGGCCCTGCTAGTTTTCGGTCGCGCCATCCAGCAGCAAAACGTTATCCACGGTCACTACCTTGCCGCGGCCGTGACGCCGTCTGTAATCGCAGCAGGTGAGATCGCCGTTGTCGGTGCCATCGTCTTGGACAAGTGGGCCGCTTGGCCCTGGATTAGCGCCGGAGGCGCCATCGGGGCTATCGGGGCCATGTGGGTACACCGCAAATTAAGCAACAGATGAGCAAGTCATGACTGAACAATCGCCAACCTATCTCGCAGAACGCCCTCACGCACTCTACAGTCCATCGCGCCTGCCTAATCTGGAGGCGTGTCCAGGCTGGCTCAGTGATGGCGCTCCGGGACCGCTGGCAGAGCGCGGCACACGCATCGGAGAGCTACTGGCGCAGTGCATGGTTCACTGGACGGATACGTTTGACGCAGTAGACCCAGATCACCGGGATGCCTTTGCATATGGCCTTGCCGTACTCGCAAGTATTCGCGAAATATGGCCGGACCTAGACTGGAAGTCTGAGCCATACGTCGAGACAGGTATCCGTGACTGCGCCGGCTACCTCGATCTGCTGTCAGTTGACGAACTGCTAGGCGAAGCCGTGCTGATAGAGATCAAGACCGGCCGATCTGAGCGCGCGCCGGCACAAGATAACCGACAGGTTCAGGCGTATACCCTTGGCGTATTCCATGACTATCCGACTGTCTATGAAGTCCATGCCTATCTGATCGAGTGCGACCGAGAAACCACAACGGCGGCAACATTCACCCGCGCTGAATGTGTCAGATTGAAAAGCACCTGCATGGAAATCATCCTCAACGCCAAGGATGTCACAGACGATAGCCTTTGTCCTGGGACCTACTGCCGATGGTGCGCCAGGCGCGAGCAATGCCCGCGGATGGTCGAGTCGCCTGAGATGGCTCTGGCCGTAATTGGCGACCGCAGCGCGCTGAGCCCGAAGGATTACGCCGAGGCGCTGAGCCCTGGCGCCCTGGGCGAGACCCTGGCGCGTGTGGCGCCACTTGCCGATCTGGTCGAGATCTACGTCGGCGCACTCAAAGCGCGAACGATGCAGATCATTGAGGCTGGCGGTGAGGTGCCTGGGTGGGACGTGAAGACGAGCAACGGGGTGCGAAGCTGGGCGGATGAAGAGGGCGCACTGGTCGCGCTGCGCGATGGGATGATGGATCTAGATGCGGTCAAGACACTGGTGAGCCCGGCGCAGGTCGAGAAGCGATTAGGTAAGGAAGCAGGAAGACTCATCGCACCCTATATCACCCAGGGTAAGCGGCGCGGGCTGGTGCAGGTTCCCATCATCGAAGACTACTAATCAGGTAGTTATCGCCTTGCGCTGTGATAGCGCAGCACAGGCAGCATCGACCTCGCCCCAGGTCAGTTGCTGCGTCTCGCCGGCCTCGATCCAGCGCACCCCAGAGAAGGACATCCGGTTGCAGCGGCACATCTTGCGCGCCAGGGAGATGGCCTGGGCGCGGGTGGTGGCCTTGACGGCGCGGTAGAGCTTCACGGCACGCTACCTCGTCTGAACGGTCACCGTCCCGCGGCACACGAAGTCACCGACGCCGCACTTGGCCCCATCGGACCCGGTAGCGGTGAACTCGACGTACTTCGGTGCGGTCAGTTCGCAGCCCATGGCGTAATAGGGCGAGCTGGCGCCATACAGATTCACGGTCTTGCCTGCGGTCGCCTGGCACTTGGCCGAGACACCGGGGATGGGCGAGGCTTGGAACTCATTGTTGAGGATCAGGTGATCGGTTACGGCGAACTTGTAGGACGATGTATCGCTGATGACGGCCTGACTTCTGCCGTCCAACAGGACCGACGCCGTATTCGAGGAGATCCGCTGGACGTAAGTCACGCCCGCTTCCATGGTGCCTGTGTTGCGGCAAGCGATGATCTCGGCATTAGTGCCAGGATCGAAGCCGGCACAGCCTGGATGGTAGGTTTGCGGTACGAAGGTGTCGTAGACGATGGTCGTGGCGTTCGCTTTATTTGGGATATAGAGCGTGCCGATGCCGGGGGCGTCCTCGTAGACCGCGGTCCCGTCGTCCAGATAGCCGAGAATGGCTGTGCTCGGCAGCACAGGAGGAGGAGGCGTCACTGGGACTTCTGTGCCGGTGCCTTCAAAGTCAGGATCTTCAGGAGCCAATGGCGGGCCGGCTGATGTCGATTGAAGCGCGACCAGCAGCGTTGCAACATTGTCTTGCGTCTCTTCGGTAATGAACTCTTCCAGCAAGACACCATCGACAAAAAAGCCCAACATCTGAAACGCTACCGACACATCACCCACATCTATAGTTTCAGTCAATGTCTGGTTGTTCAGAAAGGCGCACACATCGGGACACGGAACGTCAATTTGTGACGGAGGATCGCAAGGTTCCGTGTTTGCTGTTCCCAACTGAGTAAAGTCGTAGACAGATGTAACTGAGAAAGGCGTTTGTTCTGCCCCTGATATGCTTGCATTACCGGAAATAGTAATTTCAAGGACCGCGCTGGTTAATGCTCCAGCGAACGTCACATTATTGGAGTGGGTGAATGACGCAACGGTAAACGACTGCCCGAACGCAATAGGGCCAATTGGGGTTGCCTCCGCGTCAACTATAAATCTGGCGCCAAGTGCGTTTGGGTAGCCGACATCATTTGTCCCGACCCCGGTAATTGTGTCTCCGACAGCAGAAGTCCAAACCGCAACAATGCTTTCAATGATGACTTCAATGATAGGTGATTCGCAACACTGGAAATCGTCCGCCGCGCAGCATGGCTCATCGACGCATGTATAGCCTGGCTCAGTTAAGTCTGGCGCTGCCGTATCGATCTTGGTCTCGACAGTAAAGGCAAGCGTCCACCAGTCCTGCATCAACGGACTGAGCTGGTACGGGGTGACGGCTTGCACTGTCACATCCGCGATGGCGCCAGTATCCCCCGACACCAGCGGCATGGTGAACCAACCATAAGCATCGGCCGCAAAGAATGTCTCGATGGCCGCAAGTTGATCCGCTCGCACGGCAAACGAAACCTGGAAGGTGTCTCGCTTGTCTTTCCAACCTTGAATCTGGCGCGGCTGCGCCGTCTCAAACGATGTGCGCGCCAGGCCGATGTCGCGTGTGTAACCATAGCCGGCGATCAGCGGGCACGGCAAGCCGATGTCTGTCCAGTCGCTCATTGGATCTCCAGCGGCAGCAGAACCTCAAACACATCCGCAGCCAGAGCCCTGACTTGAACTGGGCCGCTGAGGCGGACCGAGTGCATGGCGACGGCGCCGTCGCTCGATCCTGTGACCATCGGTAAATTCCACCAGGCGGCACCGGCTGCGACGAACACGGCTTCCATCTGGACCAGTTGCGCGCCTGTGAGTACCACGCGAGCCAGCGCAGGGCGGACACTTAGACCCCAGCGCTTCCGTTGGCGGATGACGCCTGATTCCATCTCGGTGCGCACCAGTCCGGGGGCGTTCTGGTATTGGTATCCTTCCAGCGTCGGACATGGCAGACCGCCAAACTCGCTCCCAGACTCGGCACCCGGCGGCGTCCATGGCTCGGTCCACGGGCTCCCCAAAACCGACCCACGCAGTCTCACGGCCCCTATGACCCGGCTGACTGCTACGCGGGCGGCGAGCGCTGCGCCGGTCAGGATCTTGACCGAGCCTATGACCCGGGAGACAGACACCCGAGCGTCGCGGGTCACCAATCGGGCAAGCAACTGCACCGAGCCGATGACGCGGCTGACTGCGGTATAGACCTGTGTGGGCACCGTTCCGGCAACGACCCCAGGGGAATCGCCGATAGGATCTGAGCCGAGGGGACCGGATAGCATGTCGCGTGCCTGTTACAGTTTAAAGGCACTCAATAACCGAAAATCGGCAGCGCTCGTCGGTCAGCCCTGTGCCTCCTAGACTTGAGAAATAATAATAAGAAAGCACATCAGCCAGAGACGGTACATGCTGCCCAGTGGCAGAGGCAAATGACTGAACAAAGCCGCCAACTATGTCCCCGTCGTTGGCAATTTCCATCGCTTGTGTGTCGTTGTATATCCTAATTGCAAATACATTCCCTGCCGCTGCGGCGTCTTTCATCCGGCCATGAGCCGATGCCAGAATTGAATTTGCTCGTCGCACAGTAAAGCTCCCATTGGCGGTCGATCCGCAAGCACCAATGTTACTCTCCTCCGTCCATGCTCCGCCTTTGCTTGTCGGTAAGGTCCATGCGCTCGCCGTCTCGCCATCGCATTCTGTCGTCAAGCGCAATACCATCTGGCAGGGAATCCGCCCGTCGTCTGTCCTATTGATACGCCATTCAGTGCCATCAAACACAGCGCGCCCCGATTCACCCTCAATGAAATAGCGGGTGACTTCTGCCGCGGTTGCTGACGTACCGCGTAGCGTAACGATGACCGCGGTATCGCCTTTCAGGATCAATTCATAGGCCGCAGGCGCATTGGTCTTCAACTCCCACGAGACAAAATCGCCGTCCATGGTGCCGGCAGGCAAAATCAGATTCCGCGTTGCGGTCAGGCCAGAGACATCCAGCAGGTAGTGGGTATTAAGCGCAGCCGTTAAGTCAGCAGTCGTCAAGGTGCTGGCGATGCGCGGGACCACGACATCGGGGGACAGGCCGATGACCTCCACGGCGTCTTCGTCTGCCAAACTACCGAGGGAATCGACGAGCGTAGCGCCGGTTAGGTCGATGATGTCGGGCGTCGCGTCGGTGAACAGCGCATTGGAGTACACCGCCCAATTGTCGCGGTCTTTGCGTACCCTGACGGTCGCAGTGTTGCCAGACGACAGGGCATTGGCAAAGGTCTGCTCGATGGCAAACACGTCCGGCCCCGCCCCAGCGAGATCGACGTGCGGGTTTGGCGCACTGGTCTGATAGGTCCCGGTGTCGGCGACACCGTAATAGCTTCTGTCTGCCATGATATGCTCCCGCTATCCGATGGTGGCTGACACACCCTCAACGGGCGCCCCGGCGATAATGGACAGGCTGGACAGCACGCAGGTATCGGCAGCCGGCGCAGACCCGGCGGCACACGACAGTTCCATCAGCACCTTGGCTGCGTGGTCGCACAGCTCGGCATAGCTGGCTGTACCGCTGGCGGCGGCCTCTTCATCCCGGGCACCGAAACCGAGGGTCAATTTTCCAGTGGTTCCGCTCACCGTGCCCGCCGGATAGGTCAATGGCAGTGTGGACAGCAGCACGTCGCCACTGTCGCGGATGTTGATGTAGGCGGTAGCGCCTTCGGAATCGATCTCGCCCAGGACGGCGGTATGGGCCGCAACCAGGACATCGACATGGATGGTAACGCTCATGCAAAGACTCCTGGCTCGTAGATGTAGGCATCCACTTCCGCGGCGTATTGGTCTGACGGGCGGATGGCGCTAACGATGTGCATCACCGGGCCTGAGCCCAGGGTGCGATGGGTGATGTTGATGGGATCGCCGACATCGATGGCGTGCGCGTCCAGCTCAGTGGCAAAGGTGGTCAGGCGGCGGCGCAACTGGCGCTGCTGCCAGAACTGTTGGATGAAGCACTGCGCCCTGGCCATGGAGGTGCAGCCCCACAGGGTCATAGCCTCTGGATTCTCCGCGGCTATAGGCCAAACGACATACTGCTTGCTGCCGTCGATCGGGTCGATGTACTCGCCCTCGATACCGTCGTAATCGCCGACCTCGGCAAACAGGTAGGAGCGGGTCAGGGATGTGATGCGGTCCTCGTCGAACGCAGCGACGGGCACGCACTGAGGCTTGTCGCGCACCAGGCTGATCAGGCCGCCGGAGATGATGGGAATCCCGCGGATCATCTGCACCGAGAGTTGAAGGGCCTCCCAGATGGTGCTGGCTTGGTCAAAAATCGCGTCGAATTTGCAGTCCGGGACTTCGGCGGCAACGGCAGCCAGGGCGGCGGTGTCCAGCTCGGGCAGGGGGCGGCGACCGCCGTAGATGGTGTTGGTGTAGATGTCCTGGAAGGCGTCAATCGGAGACCTGGTGCTCACGCCGTCGATCTGGCGGGTGCAGGAGACGCTGACGTGGTCATGGGCGGAACTGGACAGCCCCTCGGTGGCCTTGATACGCATCGCCAGCAGGGTCACATCGCCGTAAACGGGCACGGTGGAATCGCAGTAGGGCCCAAGGATGGACTTGAGCCCAGTCCAGTAGCACAGGCTCTGGTCCTGGGCGCGGTCGCTCATGGGTGTGGTGCGCTCGGCCTTGACCCGATAGCGGCCCTTGGACGGGTAGTAGTCAATGGTGCGCCGCTGCGGCGTGTTGCTGGCCATGGACTCGGACCAGGCCAGGGAGTAAGTCGGGCCAAGTTCGACGCCGGTGTTATCGACCAACTCGATGGTGAATGTGACGCCCACCAGGAAGGGCGTCAGCGCACCAGACTCGGAGTTGACGCCGTAGCAGCCACTGGGAAACACCAGATCGAATTGCAGGTGCTCAGTGAGCATGCAGGACGGGCTGGCGGCATAGGGTCCCAAAGCGCCGCCGGTCTCCTGCTCCTCTGCCGTGGTGTAGCTCAGGGTAACGGTGGCGGTGTTGTCGGTCGGCCAAAGAAACGGATTGGCAATAGTGCCCTGGACGTACATCCGGTCGTCCGGCTCGCCATCGTTGAGGTTTTTCGATGAGACGATGTAGCCGACCGGATAGGTGCCATTGTTGGCCCCGCCGTTGGTCACCGTCATGTAGACCGGGCGGCCCTCCGCAAGCGCCTCGGCATACTCTCCGGCTTCCGCACTCAAACGGAACATAGCACCGTTGAACAGATCGCAATCAACGCCGTCATACTCGAAATTGACCCAGCAGCCATTCCAAAGCTGAGCGGTGGTGGTGAACACGCCGCCCTTAATGGCATACAACTCCAGGTCAGTGACCTCTGGACTGGTGTAGACGTTTTCGTAAATCCCGGTGGCAGCTTGGATGGTGCCAAAGGTCATCAGGTGCGCAGAGGATGGCCAAACGCTGTAGCCAACAACGTCGGTCGATATTTCAGATACATTGCTTTCCGCAATCTTGATCTCGTGGATCTCGTAAGTGCCTTGGCCAATGGCCATGATTTGGCAGACGTACTGATTGTTGTCGAGGAAGTAGCTGTAAGGTGTCATCGCCTGCGCTGGCGTGACCAAATTTTTCCCGTAGCAGACCTGGATCGGCTGGCCGATGCGGGCCATGTTGGTCGGCACGGAAAGAGAGTAGACGCTGCCCGCAGCCGGCGTGCTGACCGATGCCGCTGGAGCACCCGGCGCAGCGGCCTTGGGGCCAAACAACGCATTGATGGCGTAGTTGAGCCCGACGGCGATGACGGCGTTCGCGGCCACCGCGGCGACTGTTCCCCAGAACGTGCCGAGGCCAGCGAAAACGGCTGCCGGCACCCCTGGCATGACGGCCAGGGAGACCAGATCACGCGGTCCGACCTGGGTATCGTAGTCCTCGACCGCCAAACGCTTGAGGTTGAGCGCGGCGACATGAGGTCCGGTGAAGCCGGCGGGGAAGTGCGCCGTGAGCCAATCGATGAATGGCCCGGTGTGGGTGTGGACCTGCACGTCGGTGCGGTCCAGTGGGTTCTGCGAGACGACTATCCTGCCCATCGGTAATACTCGATGCGCTGGTATCCCATGGCCCGGAGTTGGCGCTCGCGGCTGATTACGGCCCCGCAGCGGGCGGCGGTATGGAGCACGCCCCAGGGCGTCAGTACGCCGACGTGGTGGATGCGCTTGTTGGTGGAGAGTGCCGCCACGTCGCCCGGCTCGGGCTTAGTCTGTAGTACCCAGGCAGGCGATGCGATCTGCTGCTCTAGGGTGCGGGTGGTGTGCTCGACGGTATCGTCTGGCAACATCAGATCGGGCGGCACGGGCAAGTCCACGCGGTTGAGTGCTTCGGCCACCAGGCCCCAGCAATCGTAGGCGTCAGGACCGCGGGCACCCCATAAGAAGGGTTTGCCGACCAGGTCATAGGCGACTTTCTCCCAGGCGGTCATCGGCGACGCAGCCCAGGGTAGGTATCGACGCGATAGTTGACCGTCGGGAACGGCCGATTGAGCACGTCCGCTCGGGTCGCCACCGCACTAACGGCCAGCGAGTTGACGCTGATCTGGGTGAGCTGGAACTCAATCCAGGGATCGATCTGCGGGGCCAGAGACCCATCCAGGAAGATCGAGTAACGGCAGGTGATGGCATGGCTCGCGTCCGCTGCCGCGGCATCCAGGAAGCTCAGTGCCTCGTCCTGGATGCCGCACCAGATGATACTCATGTCCTGGCGGCCGGAGTCGTCACGGGCGGGCGGTACGATCTGAGCAGGGACCGGCTGAAACAGTTGATTCCAGCCATCTACCGCGCCCCAGAACTCCGTGGTGTGGTCGATCAGATACTTGGTGCCGGCCGACGGGTGGGACAGGACGAAGGCGTTGTGCCAATCGACGTTGACCTCTGATGTGTAGCGGGTGATCAGTGCGGCGGAGATGGTCATCGCCCGCGCCTCAGCCCGGGATAGGCGACCTCGGCGGAGCGACTGATCTTGTTGCCGCCAGCGACGAAGGCAGCGGCGATGTAGGTCTCGACCATATCGATGGTCAGGCCCTGTGCGGTCTCGCTGACCCGGGCCGTGGTGCCGGGCAGGGTGTTGACGATGACGTTGAGCCCGCTGCGGGTGTTGGGAATGATGGTCCCGCTATCCCGCGGGACGAACAGCTCCGGTCCCTGCTCGCCGACGAGGTAGGCCGAGCCGGAGTAGACGGGACCGCCGGAGGCCCTGGCCGGCAGCGCGAAGACGCCGCCGATGCCGGACAGCAGTCCTGATAGCAGATCGCCAAGCGGCTTGGTGACGGTGGCGCGAACGAAGATCCGCAGCAGGTCGTCCAGGAGTCCTTTGAGCACATCGCGCAGTTTGTTGCCGCTCAGGATGGCTTCCTCCAGCCCATTGGCGAAGGCATCGGCCATGGCATCGCCTACAGTCTGGAATTGCTGCATCTCCTCCTTGAGTTCCTTGGTCTTGTCGATGGCCGCGTCGAACTGTTCCCGGGCCGCCTCGACCGCCTTGGAGTACACAGCCGGGTCGAACACAAAGCCGCGGGAGTCGAACTGATCGCGCAGCTCGTTGAGTTCGCGGATCTGACGGTTGAAGGTCTCCTGCGGCGTTTCCAGGGATTCGACCATGGAGCGGTACTCGCCGATCAGGCCGACGGTGGTCTTGGTCGATTCGTTATATTCGTTCTGCGCCAGCTTTGCGGCCTTTTGTGCATCAGTCAGGCCGCGGGTTTTCTTTTCCGTCTCTTCCAGTTGGGCGTGAAGATGCGTGGAGCCGGGTCCCAGGTCCTCTTTGCCGACAGGGAAGATCAGCCCCCATTCCTTCGCCGCCGTTTGCGCCCAGGCTTTGAACTTGTCGGTATTTTCCTTTGGGATCGAAATATCGACGGCTAAGCCCAAAACGTGCTTGCTACCCTTCTTGGCGCAAGGGATGCCAGAACCCTCCAGCGACTTACACAGGTCGGCCTGCTCGGCTGGCGTAGCCAAACCCCGGTTAACGCCGATCTTAAAGCCGCTGGCAACGGCATCGGCAACGAATCCTTCAACGCTTTGCGCCAGCTCGCTGTTGACGCCTTTGAGCAAATCTATGCCTGCAATGTCGCCACCACCAGCCATCGCCGCGGATTTCGGCGCTTCGAGCATTTTTTTCTGCTGGGTGTTGGCGGCAACGATTGCCTGCTCAACGCGGCCCCATTCCGTGCCAATTTCTGCAAGCTTCTTACGTTGGTTCTCAAGGTTTATTGCTTCCCTTCCTCCTAGATCCTGGAATGTCAATTCTGCAACGCGAGCGGAAACCCGCTCGAACTCCTGCATCAGTTCTAGGCGTTTCTCAATCAGTGCATTAAATTTATCGGTGGGGGTTGCAAACGGTCCAATGACCAAGTCCTTATTTAACGTATCAGCAAGCCGTTCCAAGTTCCCAGCGACGTTGCCAAGCCCCCACTTCCAAATATCCGATGCGTGCAGTTGTGCATCTACAGCAGCAAACAACTTTCCAGCGGCATTTGATACCCTGGCTTCCTGTTGCTCGATTGTGTTTGCTATCCCGTTGAAACCAGCACGGATCTTGTCGAAGACGACGGCCCACGCCTGGACAACCACTTCTGCGGTCAGTTGGCCTTTGCTGCCAAGGGTTTTCAGAGAGTCGCTGGTGTTGAGGATCTGCTGAACCGCGCGCTCGAACTCAATCGACAGACCGCCAGCGTTCTCGCGTAGTGCTTTAAGTTCCTCGCCAGCTAACGTCCCGCTGCCAAGTGCCTGAGACAATTGCTGCGTAACACTTACAGCCTGCTGTCCACTCACCCCATACAAACGCAGCGACTTGGTAAGGTCTTCGGTGAACTGAACGGACTGCTCAGTGCTTAGCCCAACTTTGCGCAGTGCAGGAAGAAATACGTTGAGTTGCTGTGAAGCGGTCGCTAGGCTGGTTCCCAGGCGCTGGGCATAGTTATAAAGCCCTTCAAAGTTCATTGCCCCCTGACTCAGCATGGTGATTTGCTGATTGAGGACTTTCGCTTGATCGGCGGCGGTCATCATCGCCTTGGCAAAATCCAGCACCTTGCCAGAAACCCATGCGCCGGCCAGAGTCTTGAGACTGGTCGCGAAAGAACTGAGCTTTTGGTCCACCTTTTGCATCGATGTCGCCGTGCGCGACAACGAGGTGTCCATGCTCTTGAGGGTCTTGTCGAGACCGGAGGCGTCCGCCCGGTAGCGGACGACGATCTCTCGGACTTCTGGGGTTGCCGCCATGGTCTATTTTCTCTTTGGCGCCCTGAGCGCACTGCGCCAGGCTTCTTTTGATGTGCGCTGACGAATAATTTGAATTCCAGTGCGCCCGCGCATCGCGTTGAGCGCTGCGATTTCGATCACAGGATAGCCCCACATCTTTCCGCCAATATCCCTACCCTTGGCATACCGAAAGCGGGTGTCGACTTTGCCACCGTAGATGCGCGCGATTGCGGCATAAACCTTACGAAATGGCCGATGCCACCTGAATCGCTCCATAGTGGACGCATAATCGACGATATTTGTAACACCAAGTATCGTGTTGTAGCTAAAGCCGCCGGTCGGGACAACGATACCGCTGCTGGCACCCCCGCCATTCACCAAGTAGCGGAATCCGGCCCGATAGGCACCAGTCAGCACGGGCGCCTGGGCCCGCAGGCGGGCAAAGACATCGCGGATGATTGGCACCAGTGCGGCACCCGAGCTCTGCGCGTCGAACACGGCTTGACCGCCGAAAGTCATCTCGCGGCGCAGTTTGGTATGTTTGCGCCCCCTGTAGCCTTTCACGAAGCTAGTGCCTACGCGGGCGTCCATGACCAGCGGCAGCCTGGGTTCGGTGTTTTGAAGATCGTCGCCTAAGATGGCGCGCTGATCCATCAGAAGTCGCGCCGTCAAACTCATATCGAACATAGCGCGCGCCAACGCCTCGCCGGAGCGGTAGTCCGCAGCGGTAAGCACCCTGGCCATCAACGCACCTTGCCGAACATCGCTGCAATCTCCTCCGGGCGCATGGTGCTCAGATCCCGCTCTTTGGGCTTCTTGCTCTCCTCCTCGCGCTGGGCGTAGAAGGCGAGCCAGTCCTGGAACTCCCGGTTGCCCATCTCATCGGACAACCGGGCCACCGTCATGCCGAGTTCGAGCGCCAGCGCATGGACCACATAGCGCGCTGGGCTCAGCCGGCGTTTCCCGGGCTGTCCTCGGCCAGGCCGTTGAGGAGTTTCACTTGAGCCATCAGGTGCGTGAATGTGCGGAATCCAACATCGAGTACCGCATCACCCATTGGCTCGCCGTCCCGATAGACAGCGACCTTCATCACAGACACCAGGACCTCGGACCCTGCTGACTCCATGAGCGGCAAGAGCACCCGCATGGGCAGCTCGCGGACCTCATACTCGATCTGGCCGATCAGGACCATGCGGCTATCCAGGCTCATGGCGATGTCGGCGTCTCGCCGAAGCAGTGGCGCATCTCGCCGGCAATGGCGGCCGGGAAGCTAAATGCTGCGGCGCCCTCGAGCGGGACCGTCCAGGAAGCGTTGCCGACGGTGATCGGGGCCAGCAAGGTGCCGTTGCTCGGCAGGACGATTTCCAGCGCCCGCTCCAAGCCGTCCTCATCGGCTGCGAGAAGGGCCGCATAGCCGGTGTCGTCGATGTCCACATAGCCGCCCAGGGTGATACTGGAGGCCGCTGCGTTGCCGAGGATGGAGGCCGACTCGCAGAAGGTGCTGACATCGATGGGGCTTTGCTGGCCGATCTGGATGTCCAGGGTAGACAGGCAGATGCGGTCCATGTCGGTGCGGTGGATCACGGTCGCCGTCGGCGTATCGCCCAGAGGCGTGGTGGTCTCACCCAGAAGGTTGGCACCGATGGCGGCGAACTCACCATTCGCGACCTCGCCGACGATGAACCACTTATTGTCCAGCTTGATGATGCCGGTGCCGGCGAACTCGACGGCATCGCCAGCCACCAGCCCAGTCTCGTCGGCGACGGAGATGATAGCTGGACTGGCTGCGGTGATGGCAGTGGGGGTCAGGACGGTGGGGGTCGCGTCGCCCTGAGAGAGGTAAATCTCCAGGCCGCGGGTGGACAGGACAGGCATGGCATGGTCTCCGTCAGGCGTAGGTGTGGTGGAAGTGGCGCTGGATGGTGATCAGGAAATACAGGGCGCTCCACAGACCCTGATTCAGAAGTTGCGGCTCCGCGGTGCCGACTTGGGTGACATCGCTGTCGTCGAAGGTAGCGAAGCGCAGCAGGTCGCGAATGGTGTCGGCGATGCCGCGGCCGGTCTCGGAACTCTCGGGTGCCGGGACCAGGACGTGAACGGTGATGTAGGCGGTCTCGCGCAGGCAGGCGCCGTCGCCAAGCGCTAGCAGGTCTTCGGCGCCGAAGTCTTCTTCAAGGGCGATCAGCGGGGCCGTACCCTGCTCCATGGCGGGTTCGAGCTGGTCGAAGTCCAGCACGGCATAGGCGCCGTCCAGGGAATCTTGCAGGAAGCCCTTGAGCCCATCGTAGAGGGTGGTGCTGGCCATGGGCAGAGGCTATACCTGCCCGGGCGGGAAGTGCGGGAATGGCGGCGCGGTGATGGACAGATGGCGGAAGGGAAACGGACGGACGAATATTTTGTTAAGGCTAAACGAAACGCCAACGCTTATTTGCGGCGAACCCGCGCTCCTTGCCGTCGTCTGTCCGCACCGCGAAGATCGGCACCTCGCCTTCACCGTCAAAGAAGAAGTCATCAACGAACAGCTCCCCTAATACGGTTTCGCCGCACTCAAGTTCAACTTCCACGCGCCGACCAACATCCTTCCAATCCGGCCAATCCGTTGTTGTCCAGATAGTCATGCTTGTCTCCAATCTCAGGCATTGGTGCGAAACAGCCGGGTGCCGGGTTGCGGTGCGATAGCCTGCGGCCGGACCGGGGTCCACAGGCCCCGGGCCTGAGCCTCGCGACGAATCATGATGCGCAACTGGGCGGCCATGGTGCGCTCCTCTGCACACGCCAGGCGACGGAGCGCCACCTGGGTGTCCTCGTCCAGCCGGATCTGGTAGCGGCGCTCCATCAGCCGAGCGCCACGCACACGTAGACCAGGGGCGTATCGGCCATGGACCGCAGATGGACGGTCTGGAGCCCGTAGCGGCGGCCCATGATGATGATGGTATCGCCCTTCTGCGGCGGCCTGGTCGGGGACAGTTCGTCCCACTCCTTGGCCAGCAGGCGCACCCGCACGCCGGACTGTTGCAGGCCGGCGGTGAGGTCTTCGGGACCCAGGGCGCCAGTGGTGACGCGGATCTCCACGTCGCCGCCGTCGCGCAGGTTGACGATGGCCAGGTTGCCCCAGGAGCGGTAGCCCTCGCTCAGGGCCGACTGGATGGCGGGTATGTCGAGATCGGGGAAGCTCATCAGGATACCCAGGTCCCAGCATCCGAGCGGTACAGTTCGAGGGTGGAACTCCACGGCGACAGCCAGCCCCAGACGCGCTCCATGTCGCTGGCAACACTGCCGCCAGCGGCGTCCGCGTACTCGACCTTGAAGGCATCAAACACGGTCAACGCCTTGATCGAACCGGCAGCGACCGAGCTGGCAGCCGGGCCGCCGGTGTCCTCGTTGGAGCGCGCCCAGGCGTAGCGAAATGCCTCCCACAGCACCCGCTCAAGGTCAGGCGGGAACTCGTCGTAGCCGCCCTCGTAGACGATCTCCATGCTCGGGCCGACGGTGACGCTGGGCAGACGCACCCATCCGGCTGCCTCGTTGATCTGGATGCCGTCCGGCGGATCTTCACCGTCGACTGCCAGCACATCGATGATGGGATAGCGGTAGAGCAGGATCTTTGCCAGCGGACGCGGCATGTCATAGAGGGTCAGCACATCCAGGCGCCACAGGATGCCGCGCTGGAGCAGTTTCTCGACAGAGGCGATGACGTAGTCCAGCACCCGCTGGATCGCGGCCTCCTGGCCGGAGTCGCCAGAGTCGCCAGACTCTCCGGTCGCCAGGCCCAGTTCGATCTTGGCCTGCTCCACGTCCCAGCGTAGCGTCGTGCCGCCTGCCTCATAGGGTGAATCGCTCATAGCGGATACGCGCTCCAGGGCAGTTGATAGTGCGGACCGTCCCGCAGGGTGGTCCAGTCGCCGCCCCACTCCAGCGGCACGCGCAACTCGGCAGCGGCTGCCTTCATGGCCACGGCGATCTGATCGTAGAGTGGCCAGTCCCAGCGGACATCAGCCCCGACATAGGCCGCCACGTCAATCGCATGGCCAGTCAGGTGGCGAGACTTCAGGGTCTGGCTTGCGCCCGCCTGCACAAGCTGCGCCTGCCGCGCAGGGGTCCGCAGCCCCTCACTGATGCCGAAGTCCACCGTGGTCAATGCCAGCGCACGGGTGGCCACAGCGATCAGCTCGGGCCGCATGCCGACCATGCGGTCGTAGCTGCGTTGGCTGAACCGATACATCAGCACCACCTCAGAATTGGTTGCGTAGCCCACCACCAGTAGTCGGCAACGAGGATGATGATCGGCAGGCAGGTGATCATGCTGCAACCCTAACAGGTAACGGGGCCGAGTGGGTTATAGGACATCGGAACACATGGACACCGCATGATCCACGGCGAATTTCCGGATCCGCAGCGGGGACAAACCCACCCATACGGCAATGATCCTGCCTGCGGGACAACGGGCGGCGCAGTAGTTTCCCTTTCTGGTTCGATCATGGCTGGCTGAACCACCAGAGCAGCAGGAGGCCGCCAGTAAATCCGGCCGTTGCTACCACCGATAACCACATAGCCCACCGCCTGTCGATGTCGACGAGCGGGATATACTGGTCATTGCGGTCGATGTCGTCTGGCGTCTGGACGCGCGGCTTGCTCATTTGCCAGTCCCCAGCTTATCGCCAATCAGGATTCCGACCAAGCTGCCGATGCCCATACCGACTGTGATGATCGCGGCGCCCAGCTCGGCAGATACCGTAAGCCCGACGCCTGCGCATCCGGCCGTGATCAGCCCGACGATTCCACGCCAGGTGCTGGCTTCGCACAGGCGAGCGATGATGTACTGTTTCATTTCAGCCACCCGATAACCATCTGAGTAAGCGTTATGGCCCCAAGAGTCAGTAGGCACCCATAAATCAAGAAAATTTCAGGGTGTCGGCGATGAAAACCGTCTTTCCGTTCGGTCACTGGTTCTGCTCCTTTTGCTTCATTTCCGGGTCGGCCTGCTGGTATTCAAGTTCAATGATCCTCTTCTCCAGCGCCCGACCCATTGTCCCAGTAAACGGATCAGGACGACTCGATGGCTTGGTTTTGATTTCGTAGACCTGCTGTTCCAGATTGGTTATTCGGATACCACGCTCCAGTAGCATCTGCTCGTTACCCTGTATTCGCGCCGCTAATTCGCCCAAGTCGTGCTGGATACTAGCGTGCTCACTACTACGATGATTCCCAATGTCACGCTGAATACGGTCGACCAAAGAAGCAAGTGCGAGCCCGACGGTGACGGCGACGGCGATGGCTGAGACGATGACTTTGGCTCGGTAGAAGTGCCGGTCAACGGCGTGAGCGAGTTCCGGTAATTCATCATCGTCTTTGCCTGTGTGTTTTGTGGGATCATTCATCAACGCCTCGCTCGGCTACCAGGGAAGGCACTTGCGCTGGTGTAGCTGCCAGCACCTGCCGAATATCAGTCCAAACATCGACCCGTAGCGGGGTCGGCGTCTTGTCGGCCACATAACACGCGCACAGATCGCAGCCCCGTGGGATGCGCCGCCCGACGTAGCAAAACGGGGGCTCGCACTCTATCATGTGGTCGCAGGGCGCGGTCATAGTTTCCGAGTCAAATTGGTCAGCTCGTCTTCCAGATCCCGCTCGGCGTCCATTGCCGCTTTGATGAATTCCTCCATCATTTTTGTCATCGCGTCATCGTAGAGCTGAGCGGCCTTTTTCATGCGCTCCCGATGCTGGTCGTGCATTTGTGCGATGGCCTCGATGTAGTGGTTGGTGTTCATTGCACCGCCGTTATCGGCTCATGCCGCCACTTTACGCATTTACACTCTCGGCACTTCCACTCAGCCAGTGGCTGGGCATCGACCAGTTGAACCTGCTGAGTGCTACAAATCGGGCACCGTGGCATGTGCCGCCCGAGCCATAACCTGCGCTCGACGGTCTGCATCACGCTGGCCATGACCTCCGGCGTGATTTGAAGATCAGCAATCACTTCATCCCCATTGCCCAGCCGGTCACAGCGAACGCCAACACGAGAGCAACGCCCATAACGATGACGCCCATCACCGCCGCCAGGATGGTGAGAACGTCAGTCAGTCGATCCTTACTTGCCACCGGCCGCGGCCTTCTTATCGGCAAACTGCTTGGCCACGTCGGTCAGTGCGGAGACAAATCCGAGCTGCACGGCGTTCGCTTCCCAGTTGGCCATGTCGGGATACTCCAGGGTCAGTTTGGAGCGGGTCTTACCGTTCGGCTTGGTCTGGTGGATTGTCAATATAAGGGTGTCCTCTTCCATGGAAGAGCTGGTGACGACTGCATCTGCGGTGTTCTGAGCCATGATATTCCTCGCGTTCTAAGTTGGCCCGCGCCGGTGGCTGCCCGGCACAGGGGTTGACGATTAGCGCTGCGCCGGGACCTTGCTCGGCACATCCGCGACATCAGGCACAGAGACATTCTCATGCGCCTCGGCGGACGGCTCGAACGAGGACGACTCGCCCATCGACTCAGGCGGGACCACGGTGCCCAGGAAGGTGTGCGCCGGGATCTCCAGGCCACGGGTGAAGGTGGCATCGGTGACGGTGCCAACGTAGTCAGCCAGGACTCGCGTGCAGTAGTCGATGTGGTACTGGATGGCCTTCTCGTCGGTGGCCTGGATGTCGTATTCCTGCTTCGCCGAATCGCAGGACAGCAGCCGCTCGGCCAGATTACGCAGGGCCTGGACGGTACGCTGACCGCGGACGTTGACCATGGACAGCATCTGGTTTTGGGTCAGGAGCAGCAGGTGATAGGTGGCTTCAATTCCGCCAGTCGGATGCAGCCCGCGGAACTCCAGCGCCCGCGCCCACTCGGCGTTGACGCGAGTCCAGTCGGACTGGATAGCCGCGGCCTCGCTCTGCGACATGCCGGCGCCGCTGTTGGCCATATCCATTTCCAGGATGGCGTTCATGGTCCTGGAAAGCGTCAGACCGACCTGGTGTAGGTGGACGTTGGACAGCTCGAAGTCCTGTACCTGGATCTTTTCACCTGGAACAGTAGTTTGCGGAACGATCTGTAGTTCAGTTTTCATTGGCGTTGCCTCGCGCTATTTGGTGGTGCGCCCAGCCCGGTGAGGGCCGTTGTCGGAGCGAGGCATCCCAAGGGCGCACCAAAGGGACGGAAGGATGCCTCGCGAACTCATTGCCTGGCTACGGCAGCCACCTCCGACGGTGCTCCATCTCGTTCAGGCGGCGCATCAGCCACCACAGCCAGGCGGCGTAGGCAGCGATAGGAAGCGCGATTACAGCCAGTGCTAGCATCTCTGTTACGGCTTGCGCACCGTCGCGTCGATGAAGTCCGACAAGCCGGTGTAAGTTGCGCCGGCAATAGCTGCCCAGCGATCCGACAGGGCTTGTGCTTCGGTCGTGTTGGCGATGCCGAATGTCTCGCCAAACTCGGCTGCGCTGACGCCGATGGTCTGCGCCCGCAGGCCGTCGTATTTCTCGAAGAAGGCCAGGCCATCGCGGATCTGGTTGATAGCGAAGTTGAGTTGATTGCCGAGAATGTTGGCGTCAGAGACGCTGATCAAAAGTGCCATGATATGCTCCTATTCAAACTCGGTATTGGTTCCGAATGGACCAATTTGGTAATGGAAGTCGAAGGAAAGAAGTCCAACTCGGCCAGTATCTACTGTCGAGGTGTCCTTCAATCCCAGGTTGGCGATAACAATCATGCTCACCGACATATCGGCAGCCGCTACCGTAATATCACCTAGGCTAGTGACGAAATGCTTTCTGATTTCTGCATCAGCCGTTGTGGTATATGTTGGTGCGGGCAGCGTCGAAACGGAAGAGGCAAACGTCGCATTGATTTTTGCGACAACGTAGCGTAGTTCCCAGATCACCGTGCGGTCTGTCGTCGGCTCCGCGACAAACGTCCAGTGGACATGCGGCCGCAAGACAATGTTACCGGACCCGGGTATGTAGATGTCGTGGGGAAACTGCAACGACGTATAGATGCGGTCTCCAGGGGCAAACACTGGAATCCGCAACTCATTGTCATTTGTCGCGGTCTCAGCGATGAGGTCTGTCGTATAGCTTGGTGCCGCTACCCCCGAGCCAGCCGCATGAGCCGGACACAGCGCATCGGTCCAAACGACCGGCGATCCCGCGTGAACAACAACCGCCATGATTAGAAACTCCAGGACCCGACGCTGGACAGAGCTATCCACTCTGTTGCGTTAATGGCTTGTAGCACGACAGACGATCCCACAGTCGAGCTGGTGATACTTCCGGCAGCAGCAGTAACACTACTCGCAATGCGAATCGTATCCCCGGTATTGGCTGTAATGGTGAGAATTTGCGCCGTCTGGACGTAGGCCGTAAACACAAGTCCGGCGACGGCAGTCGGGAGCGTCACCGCTGCGCCGTCGGCGTCGCCTTCGTTGGTATAGACCGTGCCCGTGTCAGTTGATGCCGGTGCGGCGGTGGTTGTAACTGGCGTGACAGGGACACCGGACTTCAGCGTTGTGATGTTGACTGTAGTAGTTGGAGCGCCAACCACAAGATTACGAACAGTCCCTGTTCCAAGAGCTTCTGGAGCGATAGTGCAGACGTTACCGGACCAGCCGATTGAAAGTCGCTCGTAGTTGCTGGCGTCGGTGATGGTGTTATAGACGCGAAATATTTGTGCGTTCGTGGTACGACGCTGAGCCATGATATTAGCAGCATCCCTGAATACCAACAGATCCGCAGTTTGGTCGCTTGGCTCGTTTCCACTAGCCCAGCCAAAATATAAACCTGTGCCTACTGTGACTCCATCTCCGTTAACGAACAGTCTAAGCGCTGTAGACTTAAATGCAATACCAATTCTGGTCGGGTGTTTTTCGATACTGTACCCATTGGCGAATCCGATAGCTCCATCTTTTCCTACCTTAAAATACGATGTACCGCCAACTTGCAGGTCTGCCAGCAAACTGGTCGCAGCACTCGCCGTAGCTGTAGTGTTGGTCTTGATACCTGTGAAGGCTGTTGCTGCATCATTCCACGTCTGCGTTAAATCCAATAGAGGCGCACTTCCGGTTGTGGTGCCGCCATCAATCGTAACGCCGCCCGTCTTCGTCGATTGCAGAACTGGCATTCCACCAGAAGGAAATCCAGATGCGTCAATCATCTCAATACTTCCCGCCGTAAGCCGTCACGCGCCAACCAGCAGCGACTGTAGTACCTAGAGTTACCATCAACTTATAGCCGGGCGGCAGGACCAAGGGGAACGGCGTGCCGCTGATCGTGTAATCAGCCAACTGCGCAACTTCGCTGAGCGTCGTAGCCGCCAGGGTTATCTCAGTAATCAGCGTGTTGTTGGCGATGGTGCTGTTAGCGCTTCCGTTGTTGACGAAAACCCGCAGCACTGATGCGACGTTTGATCCGGCCGACCTGGCGCTGATCCGGTCCACGCGCCCGCCGTTGGTGGCATCAGCGGTAAAGATCGTCAGCACCGTGCCGGTTCCGTCCTTTGCCGTGTTCGCGGTTTTTAGCGGTCCTGCGGTCCCGCCGTCGCCATCCTCGGCGCCCCATTGGATGTCGCCGACCTTGCTGTAAATTGCGGAAATGTTAGCGGCCATGGGGAATCCTCAAACAAAGGCGGTAAACGATGGTGATGTGCGAGCCAGGGCGGCAATCGCCTGCGCAACCAGTTGTGGGCTCATGGCCCTTAGCGCAGCCTCGGTGCCGGCTTCCATCTCGCCTTGGGTGGCGGTAGACATGGCGGCCTGAGCACCGATGTTTGCAGCCGATAGGGCATCAGGCTGCCCGGTGGCATGGGATGCTGCATGCGCTGTTGGCGTGCGGGCATCGCTTAATCGCCCATCGTTGCCTGCGCAGAAGTCGGTTGCTCCCGTCCCGAACGCCCCTGCGGTCAGAACGCCACTGGTCGTGGTGATAATCGGCAGACTTGAGGCTGTCCCGATAGCCCCAGCATTGCTTAGGTTGCCGTGCGTATGGCTCGCCGCGGCCTTATCCCCATCCAACTCGTTGAGTGCCGCTTGGACCGTGATTGCTTCAATGTTTCCGGCCGGCGTGTTGACGATGTTGGATGCCGGATGTGCGGTGTTGTCTGACTCATGCGATCCAGCGTAAGCATCGCCAATGGCACCAACACCACTACCGCCGCTACCACCGCCGCCGGAGGCATTCAGCATCAGCACCCAATTGGTCTGGCCGAGGTGCCCGGGGACCTGCTCGGATTGATGGCCTGCCACGCAGGCGTGCAGCGCATCGCGGTACTGCACCAGGTCCCCGCGCTCGTATCGGGTGGCGTAGGTCCAGATGCCGCGGTAGGCCAAGACGGGCGTGCCGTTGCCTTGGTTGAGGTATTCGACCCAGGCATCCAGCACCTTGGCGGTCGGGGTCATGGGGCCTTCTGGTCCCATGCGGCCCATGTCGCCGCGCTCGCCCTTGGGTCCGCGAGGGCCGCGCATGGCGAGCACAGTCCAGTCGCCGGACTTGCCCGGCTCGCCCTTGGGATTGGCCTTGGTCGCGAGCCAACTGCCGCCGTCCCAGATCACCAGGTCGTAGTAGCTGTAGGTTTCGGCCGGGTCCCAGGTCTTGCGCGGATTCGGGTGCGGGACCTCGTAGACGGATCGGTGCTCGGTTCCGATGGTGTCGGTAACGACGTAAGTGAGGGTCCAGCCATCGGCATCGACGTGGAAGCGGTCGAAGCCGTTGGTGATGCAGATCCAGTCGCGGGAGTCGGGTCCCGGCTCCTCATCAGTTGGCCGCTTGGCCTGGTAGATGCCGCCGCGGCGCACGACCAGGGCGCCCTCCTGGTAGAGGGTGCCGGAGGTCCAATGCACGGCGCGGCCCATCAGGCCTTCGGGTCCGCGCGGTCCGGTGAGGTCGGTACGGATGCTGTCAACATAGGCGCAGACGCCGGTGCGGATGGCCTGGTCCTGCTCGGCCTGGGTCTGGTCCTGGTGATCCTCGACGGCCTTGGCGATAGCGGAGCTGAATTGCTCCGGAACGCCGTCCAGGCGGTGGGCCAGGTCGCGGTATTGCGCCTCCCACACCTGGGCGGTCTCACCGAGGCGCAGGTCCAGGGTCTCGCCGATGTCCTCGGCGATCAGGGCGCGCACGGTTTGCAGGCCCTGGTCCAGATCAGTGATGCGGCTTGCCTGATCGTCAAAGCCAAGGCGCAGCGCCAGCTCGGCATCGGCCATCTCTTCGACATGGCGCTCCAGGCGGTCGGCAAGGGCCTCGACTGCGGTGGCGGTGGCGTCGGTGCGGGTGGTGCCAGATGACAGCGCGGAACGCAGGACAGCCAACTCGTCGGCCAGCTTCTCGGCCAGATCGGAGACGGTCGCGCGGGTGGCATCGATCTGCTGTTCGTTGGACGCGATACGGGTGGTCGATGATTCACTGACAGAACGAAAATCGGCGATCAGATCAGATTTGGTTTTATCCAGTTCGAGGATGAGACCGGACAGATTGGTGTCTAGCCGATCCAAGGCTTTGCCTGTGAGGGCCGCTCCGGCGATATCGGCTTCACCAAAGCGCTGCTCCAGGTACTCGGCTACGACATCAATGCGCTTGTCGGTCGCTGCAATGACGCCTTCCTGACCATCGATGACTACCTGGAACTCATCCAGCTTTTTGCTGGTCTCGTCACGGATATAGTGGGCGAGGATGTGAACTTCATCGACCCGCTGATCCGTTGCTGCGATGGTGCTGGCCTGGTCCTGGATGATCGTTTGATGCGCATCCAAGCGCTTGCGGGTTTCTTCACGGAGGTCTTCGGCCACCTCATCGATGCGCTGAATTGTCGCCCCGATACATTCGGCCTGGTCCCGGATAACGGATTGATAGCCATCCATCGACTCGCGAGTCTCGGCGCGGATGTCGTTGGCCACTGCATCAATGCGCTTATCCGTCTCCGCGATGGTGCCGGCCTGCTTTTCAATGGTCGCGTGCTGCGCATCCACTATTTTGCGTGCGGCACTGACATCGTCTGCAATCCCATCGATGCGCTGGTCCGTCAGGGTCGCGCGATAGGCCGCGGTCTGCTCAACGGATGCAAGATCGGCGGACAGAGACTCGACCGTTTGGCCGATGCTGATTAGCCGCTCGCCGGCCGCCGCGATCTGGATTTCCTGAGCGCTGGCGGTACGCTTGGCCGCGGCATCGATGGCCTCGAATGCCTGCACCAGGCGGCGCAGGATGCGTTTCTCGCCTTCGGTGCGCTCGCGGCGCTCAGAAGTGATGTCGGCCTCAAGCCCGTCGCGAACCTCGCGCAGCACCCGTCCGATGGAGTCGATTACAGTCGTGGTCATTGCAGAGCCCGCCGGAGGGACATGTACAGGATGTTGGCCGCGCGTTCCTCTTCGCGTTCCTCTTCGTCTTCGTCCGGCTCAGCGACAGGGGCAGCCACCGGGGCAGGCGGCTCGGGCTTTTCGGCGTTGAAGCTGAGCGGGACCAGTTGCTGCTGTACCCGCGCATCGTCGCCGTACTCGACCGGCGGCAAAGACTCCTTGCGGCGCACCTCATTGATCACGTAGACGCCTGACTGGACGGCTTTTGCGTAGGCATCCATACGAGCGCCGAGATCGGCCCGCAGCAGGGCGGCCTCGATGTCCATCTCGATGCGCTGGTCCGAGGGCAGGCCGAAGAAGCGGGTCAGGGATTCCTCCCAATGGTCCACATACCAGCCCAGGCCGGACACCACGAAGAAGCGTGTCAGGGCCTCGACGTTGGTCAGAGTGGCGTTTTCCAGATTCCCTAAGAGGAAGGGCGGCACGCGGTAGACCCGAGCCACGTCCTCGACCGAGAGCTTGTATTGTTCGGCGACTTGCGCATCCACTGCGGTCATGGTGATGGGCTTGTATTCGGCATCGGCGCCAAGGACCGCGATCTTGCCGATATTGGCGGCACCGTGGGCCTGTGCCCAGCGCTCCTGCAAACGCTCGGCGGTGGCTGCATCAACCTTGCCGGGGATGCGGATATAGCCGCCGGGCTGAGCCTTGTTGGCGAAGAATGCCGCGCTATTGCGCTGGATGGCCATGCCGGTCATGGCGGGCATCTCGGCGGAGGCGAGCGGGCACTCGCCGACCAACGGGTGATTGGGTGTCTCCAGGCGGATGTGCAGCAGGTCCCGGGCTGGCACCATGGTCTCGATGTCGATTTCGCCCAACTGGCTCCATGGGTCGGAGCCGACCTGGTAGAAAACGGTGCCGGTATCCGGCTCCAGATACGGCCGGCAGTTGCGCGGATTCAGCGGCCACAGCGAGTCCACTTCCATGCGCCCGTTGCGCTTGGCGTAGGCATAGGCGTTGCCGTCAACCAGCAGCGCGCGGGTCATATTCAAAAAGAAGTCAGAGCGGGTCTGGTAGCTGTTGGGCCGAGTCAAGACACGGATAGCGGCACTGGTGGTGATCGGCTCGACGCCGCCGGCCGGCAGAATGCGGATATGCGCGGGCGGGATGCGTGAGAGTTCCTGGCTGATGACGGAGACGCAGGCGCGGATCGGTCCCCAGTTGGCCCAGTCTAAGGTTGGCTCGCTATAGCCGCGCTGCCACCAGTCCATGGGCCAGGAGGATGGGATCTGGCTTGGGCCGTACCAGCTTTTGCGGATGGCCGCGACGGTGCGTTGCAGGAGATTCATGCCGGGTCTTGCTCGTCGCTGGATGTGATGTCCGCTTGGAGCTGGGCTTCCGGCTCAGGCTCGGGTTCTGGCTCAAAAGTCGGCGCAATGAATGCCGGGTCGAGATAGTCATTCATGAAGGAAGTCAGCACGGCGGCGCTGGCCTTCTCTGGCAGGATGTCGCGGCGCTTGTAGGTGCGGCGCGCTGGGAGGTCCGGCGGCGGTGCCGGGGCGATAGGCTCCGGGTCGCTTTCGGGCTTTTGGATGATGGCTTCCGGACTCAAACCAGCGATCATCTGAAGTTTTCCGGCTGCCTGGCCGGCGATGGCGTGCTCAATCGGGACAGACCCAACGGTCCAGGGCGGGAGCTGTACAGGCTGTTCGGTACGTGGATCGACAGTGTCGAACGGCTCGGCGAGGGTACGGATCTTGGCACATTGCATGGGCGGCTCCGGTGGGGGGCCTCGCGGCCCCCCGGGTGCTTCTCAGGTGAGTGAATTACCAGGCGCAGGACTGGATGGACTGGACGCCACCCTGGCGGGCAACGCGCCAATCCATGCCCCAGCGCAGGCGCAGGGCAACACTGTCGATCTGGAACATCGACTTCACAGGAATGGCAGCAGCAGCGGTGCCGGAGTCGTCCTCAACGATGTCCGTCGGGGTCGCGCTCTCCATGTGCAGCGTGGCCTGGTTGCTGACATCGATTAGCGGGCCGTAATCCGAGGCGAATACCATCGCCTGGGCATCGACGAAGATGGCCGCATCCGTCGGACAATGGTTGCTGACCAGGATTGGGAATCCTGCCAGGGTCCCGGCGCGCACTTCTTGGTTGAACGGGAACATTCCGGAGGCCGCGTCCTGCTTGTACATCAGGCTGTAGACCCGCAGTGGGTTGAGTAGCCAGACGCCGGACCTGCCCATACCAGCTGCGTTGAGGCGACCGATAACGCCAGCGATGTCGGTGAGGATCAGCGCAACCGTCGCGCCAGCCGTGGCATTAGTGTTGCCTGCGCCGACCTCGGTGTCGTTCTGCAAGCCGGCGGGGACGCTCGCGGTACGTGCAACGTTGCTCAGCAAATGGACATCAAGCGCCTTAGCGGTGTCCTCCACCAGTTGATTGCGCAGGATGCCCTCGATGGCGGGCGTGGAGTGACGCAGGATTTCCTCGGTGCAAGTCGTGATCACTGCGAGCTTCTTGGGCACCAGGGCGATGCTGCCGAAGGTTCCGGACTTGACCGGGATCGGAGCTCCCTCGGCAACGAATCCGCCCTGAAGCATATCGGCCGTGTTGATCGGAACGTTGATGGTGCCGTACCGCTCGAAATTGAGCCGCTGGCCAGGGATACGGCCGAAGACGGTGACATCGCGCAGGGCATCGAGGAATCCGCCCCAGGTCTGGGCGACGAGCTGAGAGGCCCAGCCGGAGGTGGTGGTGTCGGCCGGATCGACGGCGGCGCGCACGACCATAGCAACATCGGCCTCGTCGCGATAGATGGACTTTGCGATATCAGCCGGGTTGCGGTGCTCGTGATGGGCGCGCAGCAGGCAGTGGAGTGCGGCACCAAGGCGGTGTTTGGGGTCGCTGTTGTCGGAACTGACGATGCGCTGCACGGGACCGGCGGCCTTGGCTTTGTGCGCCAGAGCCTTTTCCATGCTGGTCAGGACTTCGAGGTCTTTCTGGCCGGTCTCGATCTCGGCGGCGAGGCCGGAGACGCGCTCGCGCTCGGTGTCGTCCAGGCCGGTGTTGAGCATCTTTGCCTGGAGGTCTTCCATCTCGGTCTGACGGCTCGCCAGGTTGGCTTGAAGCTGAAGGATTTGCTCGGAGGTGGTCATGGTCTTTGCTCGGGAAACAGTGGTTGCGGGTTCGCTGGCGCGCGACTGGGCGATCTGCTCGGCCACGGACTCCGCCTCTGGTCTGCGCGACTCGGCAAACAGGGTGCGGCGGGTGCTGGGGTCAAGCGATCTGGTGATGGCCAGCGCCTCGGCGTTGGCTGGGACGGAAACTAGGGAGCACTCGAAGAGCCGGTTTTTGCTCAGGCGGTAGCCGGCGCCGCCCTTGAGTGCCTGGGCCTCGCCGGACTGGAAGCCAACGGAGACGGCACGCAGGACGCGCTGCTCGACGAGCGCGCGAACGGTATCGATGAGATCAGATGTCCCGGCGGCAGCGAGCTTGAGGTGCCCCAGAAGCCGCCCGCCGTCCACGCGCACGCGCTCCCAGGTGCCGATAGGCGCCTGGGTGTCGTGGTTGTAGAGGGCGATGGGATTACGGAGGAAGTCGGTCAGGTCCCAATCCTGTTCCACCACGTCGCCCATGCGGTCGACGCTCGGGGTGGACATGACGAACTCCAGCGGGTTGGCTGGAGACTGGGTGCCAGTCTTGAAGATCGTGAGCTTGGGCGTGTCGGGCATGGCTCTCCGCCTTGCCCGGGACCGGCGGTCCGTCGCCCGGGGTGGTGTCAGTTATCGTCGGCTGGCGACGGGTACTGTTTGCGCTTGCCTGGAGGTGGTCGGTTTCTCAGCATGGCAGAACTGTCGCACAAAATGCGGTATTTCACAACGCCTGGCGCACAAGATGTGGTGCGGGTCTACATCCGCGGCATTTTTTGGCGCTCCGGCCACCACCTGACCTGCGGCTTTCGGACGAGGAGATCGACAAGGCCGAAAGCATCGGCAATGGCAACGTCAGCTTGGGCCTGCGCATGGCGCTGGGGGCCTGGCCGACCTGGCCGCCGGAGCACTAAGCAACAGAACCTTTATCCGACTCGAACTGAGACTTGCCAGGATAGAGGGTCTGTAACGCCTTCCGGCAGTTCTGGTGCAGGACAACCGACGGGTCGGTGCTGAAGGAGTGGAAGTCGCGCGGAACACCGACCCAGCGGCGAAAGACTTTCACGTCGCGCAGCCGCGTGCCACCGACCTTGGCCAGATTACAGTAAGCGGTGCGCCACATGTAGCCCGTCTCCTTGAGGTGCGCCATCTCGGCGCAGACCCAGCGGGCCTTGTCGGCGTCGATTTCCATTGGGATGTGCAGGCTGTAGTCCTTCGGGTGGCCGACGCCGCGCTTGGCCAGCTCGGCGAGCATGGCGCGCAGGCTGGTCCAGTAGTAGCCGCGTCGGGTCGGGTGTTTGCGCACGCTTTCACCCAGGTCGCCGCGGTGATGGTAGGCAAGCGGAAGCGTGACCGGCTTGGTGATAAAGAAGTCGTCATTCATCAACGCCACTCGACTTTCCAGTCTGCGATCTGCGAGGGCGACAGTGAGCTTGTGGATGCTGTTAGCCTGCTTCTGTGCGCGGTAGATGTCCTCAGCAGGGATGTGAATTACGTTAGTAAGCCAGTCAGGCTTTACTCCGACAACGAAGACCTGGCGATGAGGAAGATACCGATCAACGCCGCGCAGGGAGTAGCGGATCTCGTTGTCCCCCCAGCGAGAGCCGCGGCCGAGGATATAGAGCACATCCACAACTCACGATCCTATGCGGACAGCGATTGGTCCATCTCGGCAATGTCAGCAACCAACTTTTCAATTGCCTCCTCAGCGGTATCTCCAAAGCATTCCACGCGATAGTTTTCTCGCTCGTTTTTCGTGCTGATGCAACGCACGCGCCAAGGTTGCGGCCAATCGGTCCCGCTGCGCCGAAATTCCAGCGTCACGCCGTGAAATCTTGTACCAAGTGCTTGCAGAAGTTTTAGATGTTCCATTTTGGTTTCCCCGTGTTGGTGATTTAGTGCGGCCTTCAGCCTATCGACTCTACTGGACATCATTAGTGCCATGCGTCGATTTCCGGCGCAGTGGTAATTCATCATCTTCACATAGGCGTGGCCGAGCAACCTATACAACCTGCGGACCCTATCCCGGCACATAGCTGACTCTCGTCGCGCTGGACGACATATCCGCATCCAGGCAGGATGCGTCAACGCCGAGAAAGGATAGCGCACGGCACGAGCGATGTCCGATTAAACTGCCCTCGTCTCTGTGTTCCACCCACGACGGGAACGGATACCAACAGGGAATGCGCTGCTCTTCGTACCAAGTCCCAATACGAGTATCGTAGTTGAGCTGTGGCCTGGCATCACCGTGGGCAACTATGGCCTGGATATGGCGGGTCGGCAGCACCAGACCGGGTCCCCAGACCAGTGTCGGTAACACCAGCCAGGAGGATGCAGATAGATTCAGACCTTTGAGCGATTTGCGGAAGGTCGATCCGTTTCCGGCAAACAGGGAAATCGGAGAATCCTTTGGAATATTTTTGATGGCCAGCGGGATCGCGGACAAGAGGTCCCTTGGGACCAAAACATCGTCCTGCAGGACGACGTGATAGTCGCACTCGGGATCGTAGCCGAGCAGGGATCGGCGTCCGGTATCCCAGCGGTCGCCGTAGCGGTCCCAATGGACCGGCACATCGGCACCTAGACGCTCTGGCAGCAAATCGACCCACGCCTTGCGGTCAGGGTGAGCCATGATAGCGACGGACACTCTGATGGCGTTAGACATGGATTCTGACCATCGCACCGTTGGGATCGAAATCCAGGGCGGAGGCGCCGTCGTGTCCGCCGATAAACTTCCAGGCGTGACGGCCGGAGCCGCGGTTAGGAACCAAGGACGGAATGTCCCGGTGATCAATCAGCGATGGTAGCGGATACCATGCGTGCCGGCCGATGCTTTGGTAGTACATCGATATGCGTGCATCGTCGTCTGGGTGCGGGTGTGCATCGCCAAACTCGATCACGGCATGAATATCTTTTGTGGACAACAGCAAACCGACGCCCCAGAGAATCTTCGGCATAACGACCCAACTGGTTTGCTCGTTGACCAACGGACCGATCTGCCGGATAAATTTCTTCGTCTGTCCGAGATAAAGCACAACGGGCGCATCCGACGGGACCTTAGTCAGCGCATTCAACGCAGGCATCAGGTCAGGCGGCAGTATGGCATCGTCTTGGATCACAAGATGCAGATCGCAGTGCGGATCGTAGGCAAGCAAGGCACGGCGGCGGGTCTCCCAGCAATCGTTGTTGTGATCCATGACTACCGCGGCCGGATGGTCAAGTCGCTCAAGCAGTGCGGGTATCAAACCGGCACGGGCAGGATGCGCCATGATGGCCACAGAGATAGTTTCGTGCCGGACTGTGAGTCGGTCGGCCGGGCAGTAACCGCAGACCGGGGTCCGGCCCCAAACGCCGATGGGGTTATAGTCTAGGGCGAGCATATAGGCGTCCAAGGCGGCCCTGGCTTCCGGCGTGGCCGCCTCGGCGTAGATCATCGGCCGGTGCGCGGCAATGGTCACCGCGGCGCCTTCCAGTACGGAGATCTCGTCGCCCTCGACATCGATCTTGATCAGGGTGAGGTCGGTCAGGTCCTGCGTGAGATCATCGATGCGCACCCGCGGTATATCGCCGAACAGCGCGTCGCGGCAGACTGACATACCGGAATTTCCCGGGACCTTGTCGAAGACCTGGACAAATCCCTTGGTCGCGCCGGCGGCGACATTGAGCGGAGTCACCAGCCGAGCTACATGCCTGCCGGAGCAGTTAGTGGTCAGAGCAGCAAAGCTCTTTGGGTTTGGCTCCAAAGCAATGACGCGCATCCCCATAATCATTGCAAACCACAGTGTGTGGTTGCCGATGTGCGCGCCGACGTCGATGGCGGTGCCGCGATGCACCCGGCCATAGATGTCCTCCAAGAGATCGAGTTCGTAGAAGGTCCCGGTCTCCTTAATGATGCGTTGGATGTGGTCCTGTGGGTCAGGCAAGAAGATACGGGCGATATTTCCGTGCGCGGAAAGTAGGGAATCGGCACCACAAGCAATTGGTCGTTTTTTGATCATCTGGTAAACACCGCACAGCGCCCGATAATCATCAGGAACTTGAACACGCTCTTCGGGATTTGATCCACCACGATCCGGACCCCGGGATTTCTTGGCGTATCGAGGTCGTCGAATATGACCGTCGCGTGTGGTGCAAGGTGCGGGAACCAAGATTCGTAATCAGCGCGGACGGATTCCTCTTTATGATCTCCGTCGATATATAGAAGTCCGACAGGCAGATCGTGCCAGCGACAGGCAACCAGCGTGGAAAAGTCCTTGATCGGTATGATGCGGTCCTGATAGCCCATAGTCCGCACATTCGCGTTGAACCGGGCGAACGTCTCAGGATTCGCAAATCCATGCGTGCCGTCCACGTTGCCAGCGGTGTCCCAGGGGTCGATGGCATACACCTTGGCGCCTTTCGGTCCGGCGCCATAGGCGAGGTAGCAGGTGCTCTTTCCGCGATACGAGCCGATCTCGACAATGGCCTGATCGCTTGGCACTGCTGCGGCATAGTCCGACAGCATCCTTCCCTGTTCATTGGGAATCAGGCCAGAGAGGCTGTCCAACGCGTGAAAGGCGAAGTCCAGATCAAGCATGCTGCATGCTCCTGCGGTGATTCCATCGGTGGATGGCGTAGGCGTCCGGGAAAGACTCTTTTTCCCGGTGCAGTTCGCGCCAGCCATACGGGAAGAAATACTCACGCGGATAAACAACGACTCCGTGCTTGAGCGCGAGGGCGGTAATATACATCGGGCCGCTCTTGTTCGTGTTGTCCCCAGCCGGACCAAACTTCGCGATGTTGGCGCCGAGCCCATCGACGATCACGCGCATCAGCGGATGGTTCGGCCGTACTCCCAAGATGGCGTTGTTAATCCATTTTCCTGGCTCTTCCCAGCAAGCCCATGCGTCCACGCCGAAGCACAGGGGATCGATAGGCTTCTGCGGCTGAAAGTCGATGTCCACCCAGACGCCGCCCCAGTCCAGCAGCAGTTCGTAACGCAGCAGGTCGGACCGCAACTGGTGCGGTGCCTGCGGGGAAATTTCCTCGGCACGGTCGTAAAGATCCTGGTTAATCAGAGGCTCAACCGCCCACCCACCGGCATCGGCACCCCAGAGGATCACCTTCCATCCCGGGTGTAGTGCAATCCAGCCTTCGTGATAGGCGCGGAACTCGTCCGGCAGCGGGCCACCGGTCCAGAATTGATGGATGATGCGGGGGATGTTATTCATACGAACAGCACCTCGTCAGCACTCAATTCATTAGCACCGCCTTCGCCTTCGGATACAGCATAGACAGCCATCACAGCGGCGACCAGTGGGTCGATACGCTGCGTGGATTTGCTCTTGTCCATCTTGCGATTACCCGCTGGATCCTGAACTGCAATCGTATTGGATGCCGCCATGGTCAGCAATGGATGCCCGCCATGCCTGATACGACCGGCCAGCAACAGAGATTCAAACGCTTCCATCCTGGGAGATATGTCGCGGAACCCTTGGCCCACCGGGACGAACTCGGCACCCACCGCAAAGCCAACCGCCTCGCACGCAACCTTGAAGGCTTCCCACCGCCAGCGGTCGAACTGGATGGAGGTTATGTCGATACGCATCTCATCCAACTGCCGCCGCAGCCACCCGGCCACGAAAGGGTAATCTATCGTCTGCCCCGGGACGGCGATCAGGTCGCCAGAACGCACCCAAGCATCATACGGCGCGCGGTCGCGCATTGCACGGCTTTCGAGACCTTCCTGCGGGGTGAAGACAAACGGCAACAAGTGGACTACGTCCATGTCGTCACGCGCTGCGATGACCGCGGCGGTAAGGTCCTGGCGCGCGGAGAGATCCAGGCCGAGCGCCACAGGATGGTCGCGGAAAACGTCTAGATCAGGCGCCGCTGAGTTGCTTTTCCAGATCCCGGGTGCCAGCCACAGCGATGTCTGTGCGACCCGTTGGTTGAGTAGCAGGTTACGCGCCTTGGCCTCCTGCGATGGGATGCGAGCCGCCTGCTCTAGCTGCTGTGCAAGATCTGCCTCGACCCTGAAACATCCGAGCGCCGGGTTGGCTTTGCGCCACTGGGTGCGGTCGAGCAGGTCGCAGTCTGCGTCGGCGCGGTAGACGTGGCATACGGTGTGCGGGTCGTTCGACCGCTCGGCGTCGTCACACCAAAGGCTAAACATGTCGGCATCTGATGGCGCACTGGTGCTGATTGCCACCAAAAGCGGGCTTTCGTGAGCACCCTGGGATGTGGTCAAGGCGTCAACGAAATCCGACCGCGATCCGCGCACCTGGCCAACCTCATCCAGGATCACCAGGATCGGACTCAGGCCGTGCGCTGTGGAGGCATCAGCCGACAGCGCCCTGTACTCGGCAGCCCGCGTCAGGCCAACGAGTCGCTTGGCGCTCGGAACAGTGCGCACTAGTTCCGTTAGCTGCTCTGACTGCATCACCATGCGCGATGCCTGCGAGTAGACCAACGCCGCCTGGTCGCGGCTCATGGCGCCAGAGACGATGGAGGCGTTCTGCCTGGCCTCCGGCCCGATGATGTGCGCCAGGACCATGCCGGCAATCAACGAGGTCTTTCCGTTCTTGCGCCCGAGACTGAGATAGGCGCGCCGGGTGGTGGCCGGGTTGTCATAGACCGCGCGGATGAAGACCTCCTGGAACGGCTCAAGGTGCAGCGGCTGGCCAACAAGCTGGCCTTCCGGGACTTTCAGGTATCGCTCCATGAATGCCATCACGCGCTCGCCGCGACTGAGTTTCGTATCCGGCATCCGCCGCCAGAGCCTAAGCTGCGCTGGAGGCCCGGCCTTGACGGCGTTGATGACGATACCTGAGAGCCTAGGCATATCACACGGCCAGCAGGTTGAGCGTGTCCATGTCGTTTAGCCTGCGGTCCCGATCCATCGCAGCGCGCCCTGCATCGTTGAGCGTGCGCGGGTCTGCTCTGCTCGCATTTAGCGAGATCGAGCGGATGACCGAAAGCTGCTGGCGCTGCATGGTGTCGATTACTCGCACCAGCGGATTCTCAACCAGGGTCCCGCGGTCGTTCTTGATCAATGCGCCTGTTCTGTCCAACACCGCCTGATATTTCCGCAGCTCGGCCTCCAGGTGGACCGTTTTGGCCAGCAGAACGAGGTCGAAGTCACGCCAGTCATCCGGTTTTCGGACATGGCAGAACTGGCGCCACAGCGTGCGCTCCTCGTCGGAGGCGAGTGTGACGCCTTCCGGTAACGGAATCTCGCGCTCCCGGGTGGCAATCTCCCTGACATTGGACTCAAGCGAGTCAGATCGCATTCTTCGGTCGTTGATCATCTAAACTCCGCGCGCGCGCGCAGGGAAAAAAACGGAATAGCATTGAAGC